AATTCCATCTTTGTTAGTGAAATATCATGTGTATGGGCTGGCACTAATGTGCCAATCTCAGAATCTATATCCACGTCAAGTATTTTTGACATATCATTCAGTTCTGAGACTCTTCTATGATGCCTGGAATCATCCATTATGGACGTTAGTCTGAAATCATGTAATAAATTATTCATCTTAGCAATAAATTTTTCTTGCTTAGAGATAGTTTGTATTGGTTCTTTGACTTCCGTACCACTATGGGGTTCACAGTTTTCATAATCACAATGTGCTACAACTTTAGAAGGAAACCAATAATCTTTCAATCGATCATAATAATGTTGTAGTTGTTGTGTTAAAGTTTTGGGTTGTGAAAAATTCTGATTATAAAAATCAATGAATTCTTCTTGATCTAATCGATGTTCAATAAAATCATCGATTAATTTGGGAATACATTCATCCAAATTTTTGAATGATTGGGCGTCTGTATTGATAAGATCACCGTCTTCCTTACCTTCTGTTTTCAAATCTAATGAATGCACATCGATTTTATCATAACGTACATTAGGTACAAATCGGGAAAGAGTCACTTTCCTATCGGGTCTTATTACAATAACAGCTTTAAATCTTCGCCATAATGCCATTGGTTCCATCAACCAAGAATGAAATGATAATCTATTCATAGTACAGATTACAATCTCGGGTTGTATTTGAATATTGCCTTTTAATTCTAAATGAGGATTAAGTGAACTCTTTCGAATATTATTAATAAAATCAATAAGTTTTCGATAAGGGTTAGTACTATCCAATTGTGTTTTAGTAGCAGCAACATCATCAAAAATAACCACTCGATGATTGGTTCTGTATTCTGATTGAAATTCATCTGATTCATTCAAAATTACTAGATCAGTTTTCGATAATGGTTTTCCAATACTTTCACACAAACGTTGCGCAATCATCACTGAAGAGCAAGATTTTCCACATCCTGGCGGGCCGATTATTAATATACCAAAAGGTTGAGATCGTAATGATCCATCAAAATAACAAAGTTGCAAATTTTTACTAACTTGTGCTAATTTTGAGATCTTGCTCAACCATAATGATCGTGACCGAGCATCATCTTTCGACATTGCTCTAGTAGCACGAACACGTAAAAGATCAATTTTATTGATATATTCATTGATAGAATTAATATTGATTTCATCAAATCTTCCCGCTTCAACATATGGTAACAATGCCAAAACCTCCTCAATCTCAATTAATGTATGATCGAGTGGCCTCCTCCAAAAGAACAGGAGCGCAAAGTTTTTACTAGCAAATATTTGTTCAAGTAATGAAAATTGTTCAAATATTGTTGTTACAGTCACCATAAATGCTGAAAATTGTATAAAAGTAGAGTATATAGAGTGTTTGTTTAAAAATGTAAATAAATTCAAAATTTTAGGAATGCAAATTGTATACAAAATCAACGGCTGCATTAGTCCGTGATTCGGATCGGTTTCTCTGCAAGTGCAAGCGTCCACCATGAAATAACCTTAAATTCATGATGTCGTAATCAATACACAAGCCCTTATTTGTATCCACGTAGGTCAAAGTACACAAAAAGGAAAAGTACTTATAAATTTAATAATATACAAAATCTAATTTTTCTAATTTTCTAATATATAATATGTAATTTTTCTATTTTTATATAATATGTAATTTTTATCTTTTTAAAATATTTTATTCAAAATTTTGTAAATGTAATGATTAAAGAATTTCATTTTATTCGAAAGGCTCCAAGTCACAACTTTCAAATGTCAATCCGCTTTCAACAAATAATTTGTTGTTATCAGATTTATAATTTTCAGTGTAATCTGGTGCAATTTCTGCCAAAATCTCATCATAAGTTCGTCGAAATACGTGCATCTTCAAACTGGGATTTTTAGCAATAATTCGTCCAATTTTCAAGTCAAAATCATTATATTCACTACGTGGTCGTAAAGCCATTTCACGTTGTGCTGAATCTACATATGCAGCAAATTGTTCCTCGAAACATAAAGGGGATTCCGTAGGTTTTTGCAGATAATGGAATTTCTTTTCAATTGATTCCATCTCAATAGGTGCAACATAGGTTTTCAACTCATCATGCCATCTAAAACCACGCTTTAAAAAGGAAAGTTCCTCCATAGTGATATACGGTTTTGATTCTGCATCTTTGTCAGCCATTGTATATTTCACACCAACTTTTTCAAACTCTTCTTGACAAAGAGTGTGGGTAAAATACGTGCAATTGTCATGGACTGCCATAGCATTATCATCACCATAAGTTCCTAATCTCACATCTTGGGAGAAACTCCGTGAATTACGAATCCCGAAACGTTCGCGTAATGCATAATAAACATAACGCATCATAACGGAATTACATAACCCATTCAATTGCACCGTAATTGGTTGACCAGAAGGGTTCATGTTTGCAAAATTATACAAATCACCCATAAATAAAACATTGGGATTGCATATATCTGACAAACAACCACGTAAAATCTGAATTTCTTCTTCCGTACGACCAGCTCGTTTATACAGTTTCACAATAATATTTGCGACACCTGTTGTAACTTGCTGTGCCATACATGTATCAAAACTGGAGAAATCTCCAGCAATCATATTTAATATTGAAAATTCAGATAAATGGTCTCGAAATTCCTTCCATTCCTTAGATGTCGGGTTAACACCAACCATACATTCTGTTTCTTTCCAATAACGTCTACAGAACATAATAAGGCCAGGTAAAACACGCCTTGCCGGTACAAGAAATTGAATAGGTGAACCATAAAATTTACGAACTTTTGACAAAGCTTTTTTGATTGGTAATAGTTCATTTACTTTTGAACTAGCTTTAAAGATAGCTTCAGAGCGTTCTCCACGCTTCCAA